CGGGAGGGCGTGATCCCGCGCGAGGCTTCGACGTTCCAGAGGTTGTCGAGCACTTCTTCGATCTCGAGGGCCGCCTGGCGGATGATCGTCGGCAGGCCGGCAAACCGCCCCTGGTCAATCGAGCCCAGGAGCGAGCGGGCCTTCCCGAGCGGGATGATCGACTGGACCTTCCCGGTGAGCCGCTTCCCGCGGCCGAGCCCGATCGCGGTCGCTCCCAGGCGCTCGAGGGCGCGGTCGACCCGCTCGAGCTGCAAGAGGTCGGGGTCGAGGTTCTCGGTCGCGAGCCGGTGCGCCTCGTCGAAGGCCCCCGTGTGCGGCATGAGCCCCGAGACCGTCTCGGAGAAGCGTGCTGCGAGCCGCGCTCGCTCCGACAGCATCCGTTCGACCGGATCGAGGCGCCCTACACGCGCGAGATAGGCCGCGTGTGCTTCCGGGGTGAGGGAGGCGACACGGAGCGGTGGCTGGGCACCCTCGAGGAGCTGCTGGACGATGGGCTCGAGGTCGCGCAGGGAGCCGGACCGGCCCACGACCGTGACCACCTCGTCGGCCAAGACCCGGCGCGCCCAGTACTGGGTCGCATCCTTCGGCTTCCCGTAGACCAGGAGCCTCCAGGGCCGCTGGTGCACCTGGTCCTGGAGGGCATGTCCCAGGCTTCGCTGGAGCTGCCCCCGGCGATCATGGAGGGCCTCGAGCTCTTGCTCCGGCGCTGCCCTCGCCAACTGCTGGTCGACCTCGAGGAGCTGCTTTCTGATCGTGTCGGCCGATGGGCGGGCATCGCGATCGACGATGATCCGGGTCACACCCCGGCCGGCGGTGGGCTGGTCGAGCTTCCACTCGAGCCCCAGGAGCTTGTCATCGGTGCGGAGCGGGTCGAGCCTCTCGAGCGGGATGCCCGAGGCGTCCGTGAACTGCACGAGCGGCTGCCCCGGCAGGAGCCCGAGCTCTTGGCGCGCGATGTCGAGCTCGGGGGCCGCCAGGCCGAACGCTTCGCCATCAGCCCGCCGCACGAGATCGGCGGTGCCGAGGATGCGGTCAGTGACAGCCCCCGAGCGCGCCGCACTCGCGAGCCGCTGTTCGCTCACCCGCGGGGTGCCCTGGATTGCCCCCAGGATGGCCCGGTTCGCCGTCTTCCGGGATTGCGTACCGTCCAGGTCGAGCATCTTGTAGGTCGCCCGTAGCATCTTCTCCACGTCGCTGACCGGCCCCCGGCGGCGAGCGTTCCACTCGGCGATCGAGCCCTGGAAGGCGGCCGGGATGTTGAAGTGGCTGAAGATTTGGAGGGCCTCCCTCACCTGGGGGGTCTGGCGCGCGATCTCGGCGAGCTTCGACACCGCACTCATGAGCGGCATTCCCGCCGGCCCCTCGACGAGCGTGCGCCCGGTCGGGGTCACGATCGAGAAGAGGGAAAGCTGTCCCCGCTCGGCTTGCTTGGCGAGCGTACCGGCCAAAGACGCCGGCAAGCGCCCGGTCTTCTGGAACTCCGCTTCCCACTCGCGGGCGACCTTCGAGCCCGGCTTGAGGTAGCCCTCGGCCGGGAAGATCAGCTGCCGCGGGCCGGCGAGCGGATGCGTGGTCTTCGGGAGGTCGAGCGCTCGCACCCGCGGGGCTTGCTCCCGGAGCCAGGCCATGGCGGCGTCGGGGCCATTGAGGGCCTGGATGCGGCCAGACTCCCGGGAGAGACGCGCAAGGAGGGCCGACTGCTCGGACTCGACGGACTTGGCGAGCTTCCCGAGCTTCCCGAGCTTCGTGCTCTGAAAAGGGGCGACCCAGGAGAGCGGGTCGAGCGCAAACCCGAGTGCAACCCCCGTGACCCCGGAGGGGGTCAAGAGCGACTGCGTCAGCTGTTCAGCGATGTCGGGGATGAACTTGATGTCCGGGACGTGGAAGAAGGGCTTGTTGGAGAGACCGAGCTCCTCGTGCGCCAGGTCGATGAAGTCGTAGCGCTTCTTGCCGGTGATCCCCTCCCAAGCCTCGGCGAATGGGTTCTCGTTGCCACGGAGGACCGCACCCCAGAAGTTGGCCGCGGCGTACTCGGGCCGGGAGATCAGGTCCAGGAACTTCTGGCCGCGGGTTACCGGCTCCCGCAGGTTCCCGCGCCCGGGGCTGTCCGGCGTCGAGATCGCGCTCACCCCGAAGCGAGCATTCTGGCGCGCGATGACCGCGGCGATGTCGGGGCTGACGGTCACTCAGCTTCCTCGTTCTCGTTCCAGGGCCGGTCTTCCAGGGAGTCGGCCGGCGCACCAGGTGACGGCGGGGCTGCCGGGGTGGCCGGCGGCGGCGGGCCAAGGTCGCCACCCATGGCCGGCGCGATCCCGAGCTCTTCCTGAAGGGCCGCCAGCCAGCCTTGCAGGTCGAGCTGGCCAGCCATGAACTGGGCTGTCGGGCTCACGAGGTCGACGGCCATTTGGCCAGCGGCCCTACCCCCCCTGTACCCCGGAAGGATGGTCCCCCCCTGGGCGGTCTCATCCTTCGCCAGCCCCGGAACGTCGATGCCGGTGAGGCCCGACGCGATCCCAAGCTGACTACCCATTCCGCCGATCATGCCCCCAATCACGCGCTCGCCGAGCGGCACGGGCTGCGCCTCGAAGGGCTCGCCCCACTTGTTGTAGAAGTAGTCGCGGACCCGCCCCGTCAGGGCCGGCGCCCCCGCGGCTGCCAGGGCACCCTGGAGGTTAATGCGAGCTTGGCGCGCATCGGGCGCCGACTCGATGGCCGACAGGTAGAACTGCTCGTTCACCTCATTGGTGGGCGGCTTCACGAGCTGGATCCCCATCTCCGTGAGGCCCATGGAGTCCTCGATCTGGGAGGCGTTCCTGTCATAGGCGGCCCGCCAATCAAAGTTCACCTTCGGGTCCATCCACGCTTCGGCTTCGGCCTTCGTCATCTGGAGGGCCTGATCGCTCGCCGCGTGAGCGATCGTCGCCATCTTCGCGACCCGATCGAGCTGGCTGATCTCGGGCACGATCGTCGCTTCTTCGCGCTTCCGCCCGAGCAAGATGTCGGTCTCGACTTCACCCACCTGCTGGGCGCGGTCAACCGCAATCCCCGTTTCAGCCTCACCCACCTGCCTCGTGCGGTTGAGCTCGTTCCTGAGCTTCACGTCGGCCAGGGTCTCGCCAGCCTTGGGCTGCCCGAACTGGAGCTCGCTACTGGCGCGCTCCTTGGCCACGTCACCCCGGATCGACTCGTCGGTCTGGGCCTTGAGGTAGGCGAGCATGTTGATGCGCGCCCGCTCTTGCTCCCGGACGCGCGCCTCCTCGGCTCGCTTCTCGGTAAGGCGCTCGACCAGGCTCTTCGCGAACCCCTGGGCGAATCCCGCCCCGGCACTCATGGCGCGTCGTCGTGGCATCTAGACCAGCCCCGGCAAGACAGCCCCGGCGACTTCGCCGACGGCGCCGAAGATGTCGCCCCAGAGCGACGAGTCGGCCTGCATCTCAGCGATCTGGATCGACGCTGCCAGCTGCCGCTCGGTGAGCTGCCACTGGCGCCCGAAGGCAAGCTCCGCCTGCCCCGACTGGAAGAGCCGGTCGATCGCTGCCTGCTCGGCCGCGAAGGTTCGCTGGAGCTCTCCCGAGAGGAGCTGGCTTGCGGTCTGCTGGTACATGCGGGCCGAGAGCTCACGCTCCTGCGCGCGGGCACGTTCGCCGACCACCGATTCCCCGAGCCCGGAGCCGGCGAGAGAGCTCTCAAGTTGCTCCCCACGGAGCCGGGACTGCTCCCCGATCTCGCGGCCCGCGATGCCTTGTGCTTCGGCGATTCGCTGGCGTTGAGCGTCGGTGAATTGCCCCGCCTCCTCGGCCTGCTTACGCAGGAGCGCTTGCTCATTCCCGACCTTGATCTCGCGTAGCTGCGTGTCGATGACTTCGATCTGCCGCCGGAGCGCCTCTGGATCGTCGGGCTCCCCACCCAGGCGCCCCAGGAGCTCGCTCCGGCGCCGATTCAAGTCCTGTTCGGGCGTGAGGGCGGCGGCCGGCGGCGCGGCCGTGCGCGGGGGCGGCAGCTGCGCCTGGGTGCTCGGCGGTGGGGCCAAGGGGTCGCGTGCCCTCCCCGGACCAGCACCGATCGGCGTGTATGGCATCGTCGTCTCCTAAGCCAGCTCCACGGTCACGGTGGCCGTGGCGTTGGACTGAAAGAAAGCCGAGCTCGTGGTCCAGGCGACCGTGCCCTTCCAGACCCGCACGTCGCCCGACACATGAATCAGGGTGAACCGCCGCGGCTCTCGCCCAAGGTCGTGATCGACCCGCACGTTGGTCGCACCTGCCGTCACGAACGTCACCATCTGCGCATCCATGCGCCCGGTGCGAGCGAGCCGGCCATCGGGCACTACCTGCGGGGCGAACCCGAGCGTGAGCCCACCGCCCGGGATCAGCTCTTCGTCCGACATGGCGACCCCGGCGCTCAGCATCTCTGCTGGTCCCAGCATGTCACCCAAGAGCTGAATCGTGGTCCCTTGGCGTGGCATTAGGTCCCCAAGCTCGGCGAGCAGTCGATCTTCGCGTTGACGGCAATGCCCTGGGCCTGAATCGCCGTTGCCCGCGCATAGAGCGAGCCCGCGATCGTGCCGCCCCCACCGCTGCCGACAAACCATCGGACCGTGTAGTTGCCGTTCCCGTAGAGAATGTCCAGCCCGGCACTCCCAGCGCCGCTTGCGGGCACTATGGTTCCATCCTGCCCTTCCTCGCCATAGAACATCCCGAAGTTGCCGCCGGTGCCCGGAAGCGGCCCCGCCGTCCAGCCCGGATAGCCGATCGTCTGGTCATCGGACGCACCGCCCGGGATGTTGCCCTTCGGCGTTGCCGTGTTGGTCGTCGCCTCCGACATGACGGCGATCAGGCGGCGTCGCCAATCGTGCGAGTTGTCGATCAAGTAGTTGACGTTGAGGTTTGCAATCACGATCCCGAAGTAAGCCCAGATCGTCTTCCCGCCGCGTTGCTTCCGGGTGGCAAGGACATTCGTGGATGGATAGCCACCCGCGAGGTCCGATCCGGCCCCGGTGTAGAGCTCGGACAGGTTGGCGCCGTTCCCGAGCGTGAGGTCGTTGGCCTCCTTGACCGCCGTGACGCTACCGTCCGCGAGTTTCGGGGTCGTGATCGAGGCGTCGGCGTACTTGTCGGACGTGAAGCCCTTGCCCGCAGCATCGGCCCCAGTGCGCGCGTTGTCGTTATCGAGGCCGCCATTCACCACGGACACGATCGAGTCATCGTTCGCTCTGACATCCGACCCGAAGGCCGTCGTGCCATTGGTCAGCGGCTTCGGAAGGCTTACTAGCATTAGCCTGCTCCTCGAATCCCCGGCTCCTTGAGCCCGGTCGTAGTCACCATCTCAATCTGAAAAGCGCCGGCATCCTCCTCCTGGACGAACTCCCACGCCAGGCGCTCCCCAAGCGCGGTCTGGGGCACATGGATGCGGTGCTCCTGCACTCCACCCTGGGTCGTTGCCCACTTGGCGTCGCCCCAGTTGAAAGCCCCCCAGGTCGTGACACCCTGGACGAAATCCAGGAAGCCGAGCGTGATCTGGCTCTGGTTGTTGTTGACGTACAGGTTGAGCGTTACTCGAGAGCCAGTCTGGCGGCCCTCGATGATGAGAATGCGCGGCTGCCCGGTCTGGCCAATCGGCCCGATCGGGATGTCCTTCGAGCGCCAGCGCCGAATGATGTTCTTGTAGATCGTGTTGAGGGGGTCCCAGTCCTGGTTCCCCGTGTCCATCAAGTAGAGGTAGGTGCCGTTGTCCGTGCCCTCGCCGGCGTAGAGCGAGAGGTTGTCCGAGTCGCCATCGAGATAGGCATAGCTGATGAGGCTCGCCCCATCGTCCACCAGGAAAGCGTTCGACTGGAAATCGTAGATGAGCGTCATGGACGGCCGCGTCTGCCCGACCGCGGCGAAGCTCACCCGATAGTGGTCGCGCGTGCAGACTCCGGCGGAGGCCTCGACCAGCTGGCGGTTCAGATTCAGGTCGAGGAAATCGCGCAGCCGGTACTCGGAGAGCGGCTTGATCTCCCGGCCCTTGATCTGCCAGACATCCACCTTGTTCGTCATGAAGACCGACCCGTTGCGCTGCTGGATCACACGATGGTTGAGCGCCCCCGGCCCCTTGATCGGAGCGGCCACCCGGTAGTCCGGGATGTTGATGAAGGGGCCGCGTTCGAGTCCCGAACCCACGACCGGGAAGAGCTGGTTCAGGCTCGTGACGTAGAGGACGCCGTTGTAGCTGAAGATCCCCGAGACCACTTCCTGCGCCGGGTTCCTGATCGAGTAGGCCACATCGGACTTGAACTGATCGGGTCGATTCGCGTCCGAGGGCATGACCTCGAGGTGGCGCGCGGTCGAGCCCTCGGTGAGCTTGGCGAGCCAGAGGCGGTTCTGATGGACGGTCAGGAAGGCGGCCTTGTGGGGCTGGATGTAGGTCATGTCGAGCCGGAACGTGAGCGAGTTGTCCGGCACGTTGTCCACGAAGACCGCGCTCGGCGCCTGGGTGGTCACCAAGTAGTAGGGGCCAGTGTTGGCGGCGGCGCCGGCGAGCGTGCGGTAGATTTTGTAGGAGACGATGTCGTTCCGCGCAGCCGGAGCCGCCGGCATCGTGAGCTGGATCTGGAGGTTCGCCCCGGCGGTGGTGGCTGAGACCTCGACCGACCGGGGCGAATCCCCGAGGCCGTCCTTGTAGACCCGGACGATGACATAGCGGTAGGTCGTGATCGGGAGCGCGCCACCAACGACCGGGACCGCCGTGAAGACCTCACTCGGCGCCTGCCCGACCTCGAACAGTCCCACGCCATCCGTCCGGTAGGGCACCGAATCCTGGGTCGTGAGATAGACCCAGTCCCGGAAGGTCGCCATCGACCAGTTGCGGTCGGAGACCGGAAGCCCAGGTGCATCCGCGGCGGAGCCCTGGAGCGGGATGTTGAAGGCCGTGTGAACGCCTGACAGGGTTGGGATTCTTGCGAGGTAGTTCTCAACCGTGAAGAGCAGGAGGTGGCTCCCGTTCTGGCGGTAGTAGCGGTGGAGCGACTTCAACGGCTTGTTGAGAAACGGCGCGCCATTGTTCATCTCGCCCGTGCCGGCTACCGGCGTGGTATAGCCACCCGCCTCGTTCGCGAGCGAGACCCCGAGGCGACCCTTGATCGGCCCGAGCGGGTTCGTCCGCACGTTCCGAAGATCCGGGCTCTCCTCGTCCTTCATCGTGTAGGTCGAGGCGTCTGAGTTCAGACCCCCCGACATGTCGATGAAGCTGCGGTGGCTGTCGACTCCCTGACCCAACTACCACGTCCTCCGTGTCGCCTTGTGCGACCAGGTGAGCTCATCCTTCACGAACTGTGGCCGGTCGAGCTGCCACTGCCCACGGCTGGCTTGCGCGCGGGCAACCTGCTCCTCGTAGAACGCCCGCTGTGCCTTGGCGTCGGCGAGCATTCGCTGCTTCATCCGCCCCCGCTCGGCGGCATAGTGGATGATCGCCATGATGTATTCCTGCGGGATCACCTGCGTGATGATCTTCTCGTCGGTGGCCATCTCATCGGGCACCGAGACGTACCACATCTCGATCGGGGCGACCCCTGCCGGCACGGGATGCAGGAAGAGCGACACCACCGAGCCCGCGGTCCCGCGCATGTAGTAGTTCTCGGGCGTGCCCGGCGCGTCCAGGTTCGACTGCTTCATATCGAAGAGCAGCTCGTGGTCATCGAGCGGCTCGAGCTCATCGCCGTCGTAGAAGACCTTCTCCACGATTCCGAAGTCGGGTGGCACGGCGTACTTCTTGACCCCACCCACGGAGTTCGAGACGGCCGAAGTCCGCAGGAGTCGCGTCCGGCTACAGAAGTCCTGGAGCCCCATGTTGATCCATCGCACGATCTCGTCGCGGTTGACGTAGGTGTCGGGCGCTTCACCGATCTCCGATCGGACCGCCGCAACGACCTCGAGCAAGGTCCAGTCCTTTGGCATTAGGGTTCACTCCAGCCCGTCGAGGGCGCGTCATCTTCATCCCACCCAGGAACCGGCGCCGACGGCTCAACCCAAGCAGTCGATGGCGCTGTGCTCTCCGTCCAGGCCGGAACCGGCGCCGACGGCTCGATCCACGACTTCCCGCCGGGCGCCGGGTCCTCGATCCAGATGATGACCCCGGACTGGCCGCCATAGCCCCAGGTGGGGATGAAGTGGGCGGGCTGGCCCCCGTACCCCCAGGTGGTGAGGTGGTTCATCAGACGGGATCCCGCTCGAAGATGCTCGTGGTCGACGGGGCACCGAGCGAATCCTTCGTGTTGTAGACGAAGAGCGGGGTGGTCTCGTCATCGTCATAGATCGTCAGGGTGTTCGCCGTGCCGTCGATCTTGAGCCGGTTCCGCTGGATCTTGTAAGCATCCATGACGATCCTGCCAGCAGATCCCGGGGCGCGAGCGCCAAGGATCTCGTCCCAGACCGCGTCGGCAATCGCCGCCGGCGAGATCGCGCCGATGCCAGTCAGGATGCTCGCGAG